CTGGTCAAGTCTACAAGAGATGGAAGGCCGCAACCAGAGTCGTGGGTCTGGAGTTCTCCCTAGGGAAGAACTACTATTCCCGAGACTTAGCGCTGGTCAATTCCGTCTACTGTGTGTTTGACAAGCAGAAGAAGAGATGGGTCGGCCTCGATGTACCTAACGTGGGGTTACTCAACATGCCCATTGATCGCCAGATTGATCCTGACAGTGGTAGGCAGATCCTTCCTTGGGAGCACCTTGCTCAACTCTGGAGAGAATTCTCGTCCTTTGCGGGACCGAGAGATCATCCAAAGTTTCTCAAGATGTTCCGGAAGCATTATCCTATCCTCCGTGGATTTCCTGGTCCCATCTATGGTCCTGTTGAATATGGAGCCTTTGGGGCGCCAGTACCCTCCCCGGATTACAAGTTCACCAACAATCAGTTGATGTGGATGAACGCTCATCGCCTTGGCATCTTCAGTTTCAAGGAAGGGACACGCAACAGCTACAACAAGATTTGTAACCGTTACGAGTCCTACATTGATATTGAGGTTGGCAAGGGGATGTTGAAATTCGGGCCCATTCCTCTTGGTGGATCTTTCGGTCCTCCGAGAGCTATGGGTCGTTTGGTAGATCCGTATGCACGTGATGGTGGTATGGGGAATGCATTGATGGCGATGAGGAGATGGTTTGAGGATCTATCCTCCAACAAACATGTGAAGATCTTTGGCGCTAGGCGGTGGAACAAATTCAAACTCTCTATGAAGGAGTCTGGAGGTGTACCCCCCTTGCCTGCCAACTATCTGCACAAGGTTTTGGAGAATGGAACCTGGTTCCACCGCCCAGCATGGTACCATGATAGGGATATCATCGGTACTCGGTATGAGGATAGTGCGGCTTACCTCCATGAGATCTTCCGGACACCTGAAGTTGAACACGACGCAGAGACCACTAGGTGATCCCTCCGCAATGGTCCCCCCCGGGGCATGAAGTATATCTCATGGCAAAATCAAAATCTAAAACACAAAAACAGAAGAAGGCAGGCAAGAAAGGGACTCGAGCCCCGAGGATAGCTAAATCCCCGGTACAGAATCTCCAAATGCGGTACGCTCAGCTGCTCCATGCTCCAGATAATGGCACTGTCCCTCAGGGGGGAGTGTATGGTGGAGAACTGGGGAATTTCAGGACTTTCGTGTCTACGCTGACTCCTCCGACTAGCGCAACTATAAACTCTGGGTTTCTGGCATTCTGTCCAGCGACAGGTAATGGGTATATCGCTTCCTCTGCAGGAAGCGCTGCACCCCTCACCTTCGTCCTGCTGAATACCGGGTACCCTGGAGCCGCGTATTTAAACGCGAATGCTGCCAAGTCTCGAGGAATCGCGGCCAAGTTGGAACTGATTCCCTCAGCTGCGAGTATCACCAACATCACAGGTGAGGCTGCCGTTGGGGTTACCACTATCTTTAGTTTCGCTTCAGGTGTCACAACTGTGGACCACCTGTTCGATCTCTCTAAAGCATATGGTCCCCTCCAGCGCCGGACAGTCCGTAGTAGCTGGTTCCCTTCGGGACTGGATTCCACGTATTCGACGTATAATACTACTCCATCGGAGGATTTTAACTGGGTATACGTGGCCTACCGAGGTTGGCCCGTTAACACTCCAATTTCAATCCGTATTTCCTATGTAGTAGAATATACTGTCAAGAATACCATTGGAATCCCTCCCACGGGACTGCTTTCTACACCAGTCCATCACGAAGAGGTCATCCAAGCGCTTCAGAAATCCGATCCCCATTGGCACCATTCATTAATGGATGAGGCCAAGGAGATGGGTCATGGGCTGCTATCGGATGTCGGAGTCTTTGCTCGTCATATGCTGCGTTCCGGACTGTCCAGTCTAGGATCGCGCATGCTCAAGCAAGCCCCAAAGGCTCTCCCACTCCTGCTCGCCTGACTCTGACCAAAACTTAAATTAGGCCGAGAGGCTAACAAAATCTAGAGGAAGGTAACAACCTCGACCAGCATCCCAATCCTTGCTATCTTTCGCAAGACTCGGACACTGGCAACGGATGCTCCTATCTAGGGGAGGTGAAACGGATGTGTTCACTAATACTAGGTAGGGTCAAGCGGAGTTGCTCGCCCTCAAAAGGGGTGGAAAAGATGAGTGTGAAAGACGTTGAAGGAATTGTTGGTAGGTCCGGTCCCCCGGGGGGGGGAACGGG